AGGCCCGGCAAGGCAGCCCCACCCGGTGAAACAGCCGTAGCCGCAAAGGCAGGCGGGGACGTTTCCCGGCATCGGGAAAATGGTATGACTAACCGACTCGGTTGAGCACTCCTGCTTTGAAGCACGAAAAGGATAAGACACAATGAACGTCAATGAAGAACAACGGCTGGACAAGAAATGCGAAGACTGTATCGAAAGAGTATCCGAGCCCCAGTGTCCAGGACAGAAAGATGCCTCGGACTGTGAGGATTGGGCAACCGACCAGAGTATCGCCGAGACCCTAGCGAAAAGTAATGAAGGGCAACGGGTAGATAGGATTGAAGTGGGAAAGACATACCTGGTTAGGGTAAGGCCCGGTAGAGAACCGTATGCTTCTCCCCAGATGGATGGGAAGATAGTAGAGATAACAAGGATACCCGGCTTAGGGGTTTTTAACACCGGACATGATACGTCTTTTGGGTCGTCTTATCAGATGTGTAATTATGATTTCTACCCTGTGTGGGGAGAATCTGACTTTAACAGTAACAAATACTACTACCCTGGTTTGAAAGGAGAAACAGTTATGAGGAAGTACGAGTACATTATCTGGAGTAGGGATGAGAAGGCCTGTAACACTGAGATTCTGGCCGAGGGGTTTGTGTTAGCCAAGACTGTTGGTGACGCCAAGTGTCTCATCTGCATACAGGAAGCAGTAAAAGTAACGGCTATGGGCCTGGAGAGATTGAGCATCCAGATTAGGTGCTTCAGCTCCACGGAGTGTCTGCCAGGTATCTAACAGCCATCAGTACAAGTACAAACGAATCTCATCTTTATTCTCCTCAAGAGGCCGGACGCTATGCCTGTATGGGTAGCGTCCGGTCATTCTTATAGGAGATAGAAAGGAGCAGAAGGAAGTATGATAAAGAAGTGTAAATGTCCCCATAAGGAGCAGGATAAACTGCATGGAGAAGGGAAAAGGGTACATAACATTTGTGATAGCCCAAGCGGACGCCAGACTGCCTGCAGGTGTACTGTGTGTGAGTCTGCGAAGGAAAAGGGGCAGAAAGGAGAATAGGCATGAAGGCTGAGACGCTGTGCAAGAAGCTGGAGAGCCTGAAGGCTGTTACCAGTAAGCCGGGAGAGGCGATGGTATATGTCCTTGTGAACGGGCTGCGGGGTAAGGTAGTTGGAAGTAGTCTGTGTTGTGGGAGTAAAAAGAATCCACAGCCATACCTGCTGCTAAAGTGCGATTGTTCTATGGTAAGCAGATTGCTTGAGAAGAGAGGAGGATAAGAGAAGGAGGGTGCGAGCGGTAGTTCCTGATTTCTGGGGAGGAATAGGCCGGGTTGGAGGGCTTGGTGGGCTTTTTGGATGCAGTTTGTTGGGATAAAAAAACCTGAAAAAATACTTGACAGGTTTTCGGGCGTTTTGGTATAATTCGCGGCGTCGGTGAAAACGCCGTGTTTTCGCCCCATAGAGCCAACACAGTATGGTAAAGGGTATTAAGATGAGAATAAAGCTTATTGTGAGTCCGGTAGTGGATGGTGAGAAGAAATTGGTGGATGATAGAGGACTTCATCCTGCAAGAAAAGGGGAACAGTTTATCCGTCTGAAGTGTCTGTCTGGAGAGCAGAGACGGAATACTCCCCAGAGACAGGCAAAGAGAGCTCTGGCCAATCCTTGCAGTGATTGTAACAACTGTAATGGTTGTATCAACTCCGACACCTGTATCGTCTCGGTTGAAGACAAGTATGGCGGGAGCAAGAGACCGCCCAGGTTTGCGTGGAATACTGCAACTATGGTGCACGCTGACCTGGAGAGGAGGAGTAGGAAGGAGGTTGGAGAATGACCAGGGCCAAGAACAATGGAGTTACACGCACCACAGATGCCTGTGTATATGAGACAGGGAAGATGCGGGCTATTGTGGTAACTGTCAAGCCCAAGACTATTGTGTTTAGGGCTAAGGGTATGGGTAACAGGTATGAGTTGGGTATTGAGCGGCTGTTTATGCTGGCTGTGATGTCCAGCGTGGACACCAAGAAAGGACGGTGATTGAGATGGTAATTGGGATGGCAACAAGTAGTGTGATAATAATTGTACTGTTCATACTGTATTTACAATGGGAAAGCAGGTGGTGAGATGAAGACCGGTAAGAATATCAAGTTTCCACACCAGAGCGTGGAACAACAGAAGAAGAGTAAGCAGATAATCGACAGGGCTACTGCTCTGGCTAAGTGCCTGACGGAGGCTTTTAGTATTACGGATGCCCAACTGATACTGAGCTATGCTAATCTGCTGCTTAGGAGGAAGCTGCTGAAAGAAGGGGGACTAAACGAAGAAAGCTATGAGGATTCAAAGGACGATGGAATACCAGTACCGTGAAGACCGAGTGGTAATTCCTGATTTCTAGCTGTGGCAGCCAGGTTGGATACTGCGTGGTAGAATCAGGCTTTTTGGGCCTGTATTGTGGGCATATAAGAAAATCTGAAAATAAGTATTGACAGAAAAGATAGCGTTGTGGTACAATCCAGACGTTCTTTGACAAGTGAAGATCGCACACGGGCCAAAATTAGAAAAAGGAGAATAATTATGGCAAACGTTGCAAGAACAGCAAAACCGGAGCAGGAGCAAACCCTGCAAATAGATGACTTAACCATGACGGTCGTGAGAAATCACTTCACCCTTGACGGCGACCTGAATCCACAATTCCCGCTCACTAAGACAGGGAAAAGCAGATCGGCGTTCAGCACAGGGGGAAATAAAGATACAGGCGTGATTGTCAAAAATCCGATAACGGGGAAGCCAATGGAATTGCGTATTGGCTTGAACCTGTTCGCGGACGTACAGGGCGATGAAGCTGATGGCGCGGCGAACAACAGACGAGAGCTTGTCGATGCAGCTAAAGAAGCCGAAAAGAATCTGGCGGCGTCAAAAAACGCATAAACCCCGGCTTTGATCCGGGGACGGTAAAGAGTAGTATGTATCAAATGATATAGCTTAAAACCAGACCTGTGTGCGATTTTCAGCCCCACTAAGCAATGTGTTTAGTGGGGTTTTTTTTTGTGCCCTGGATTTCCGCAGCGAAAATGGCGATTGCCTGCTAAAAGCCACAGGGCTTGATTTAAGCCGTTTTCGGCAAATTCCGGGGGGTTGGACGGCCGACAAGGCGATCGGGCAACCTGCAAAGCGTGGTGGGCCTAAATCGGCAAACGGCGGAGGGTATTGACGCGGCGTGTAAACCACTTAGCTTGGGGTAAATCTACGAAGACTTTCGTAGGTTTGCTACTACACCATATAGAAGGTGAGCTATCTCTCTCTCTCTCAATCTCTCTCTCAACCTATTGCGTGCGTGCGTATGTATGTATATCTCGCAGCCTGTCTCTCGACCCCACCTGCAACCTGCATATATTCAGGACATATAACTTCCACTTTGCAGATTGGTGCAAACGCTAATTGCAACATTTCCGGTTTACTTTCTCCGGTTTGTCGATTATCGCAAAACGACCAGGGGACATTCGGAATTTTTCGCCCAACCTGAAAATTTTTTTCCTGGGGTCGCACCCCCACCCCACCGACCCCCTGATCTGTGAGCGAAAGATTGTGGCGAAGACCTCACTTTTATCTCATCCCTGCGTATCAGGGTCGGTAAATTCCCGATTCCAGAACCCTCCCCCCGCCCTTGACCCCTTCCAAATTTGTGGTAAAATAGGCCTAGTCAAAACCTTGCCGAAAATGAACAAATCCTGGTTTTCGACGTATAAATACGTGGCCGCTAATTAAACAAAAAGAAACGAAACGAAAGGAAAAGAAAGGAAAGGATGGATAGATGCCTTATGCCTGACTTCAACATAGACCAGTTCGATACCGCCCCGGATGACCCACCCGAAGACGACGATGAAAACAGCCTTGGTGATGAGAATGCAGGTAGTGACGATAGCTCCCCTGCCCTCCCACCACCACCGCAGGATGCCATACCTCTTGGTTTTATCCAGGTTGCTGTATTCCAAGGCTCTGAAGACCCAACCCAGCACGCCTGTACACTTTTCACGGATGACCTTATGAAGCTCTCCATTCAGCCCTGGATTGAGGCTGCTGGAGCCATCGCCCACAGAGCTGCCACCCTGTCCACCCATGGCTATGAGCGGACCCTGGAGCTCATCACCGCCAAAGCCCTTGAATACGCCTCCCAATCCAGACCTCATCCCCCCCTGTAAACCCATGCCCCTGCAGATACCCTGGTTGCCGACTACAAAATAACCAGTTGGTAGTCAAGAGCCACTTTCAAAACCAGCTCCTGCAGGGGCTTTTCCTCTTTTTGACCAACAGTATTTTACCGACAATCCAGATGTTTTCGACCCCCCTCCCTCCCCTTAAAAACAGGTCCAATAATCTCTTCCAAAATGCCAGTTGCACAACCCTTATTTTTTGCCAAAAAAACAGGGTAGTTGTCAGTAATTTCCAAAAAATAACCCCCTACAGGGGTATAGGTGATGTAAATAGATATTTATCTTACTTTACCCCTCTCCCGGAAAGGGGTCGATTTTCGTATATTACGTGCACCCCCTCTTTGCCACCGAAAAAATTTTTCTAAATTCCTCAGATTCCTACGAACATTCTACACGCGCCCGCGTATAAAATAAGGACAAACGAATTTTTTGGTTTTTTGCCTTCAGAACAGAAAGGTACATAGTATGAGTCGCCCCACAGAAAGCATAACAACAACCAAGCTGGGGGTGTTGGCCTACCTGGGTAGGATGTGTGACATTACAGGTTTTTTATCCCCCACAGAGCTGGAGAATGTGAAACAGACTCTCCATCTTGTCCTGGAAAATAACCTGCCAGATGTTAGGACCTGCCGCAAGTGTGGCCAGGCATATCCAGCCACCCTCCAGTATTTTGACCACGATGAGCGCAACAAGGATGGTCTGGTATGCATCTGCAAGACCTGCCGTAAGAGATATAGAAAGCGTCGTCTTGTTAATAATAATATCGCCCACATGTACCACCCTGACGATATAGAAACCATAAACCGTCTCCGTGCATCCGAAGGCATGGGGCCTCTCCCCGCAGGAATCCAATCCCATGGTGGTTGATAATCCAATCCAGAGCGTGCCCCAGAAGCCACTGACTCGCAAGGTCCTCAAGAGACTGGCTGGCATTATCAGCCCGGCAGACGTGGTCGATGCTATGGAGGAACAGGACTGGAGCTTTGAAAAAGCTATCCAGACCTTGGTTGAGATTGCCAATAAATCCATGTCCGACGCTTGCCGTATCACCGCAGTCAGGACCCTCAACCAGCTGTTGGTTGACGCCATGACACGTTCCGGCCTCATTGCAATGGCTACCCGAACAATCACAGGTCCTGCAGGCTCCTCTTTGCGACTATCCGGCAATGTAGTCCAAAGTATCCTGGAGGGCCAACAGGACCATACGACCATAGATGACCTCACTAACCCAAAAAATAACAACGTGGATGAAAGCAGCAATAACTATGTCCCCCAAGAAAACCCCGAAAGTACAGGAAACGGAAACGCAGGAAACGGAAACACAGGTATCCCCCACCAGCCCGGAGCAGATGGCCAACCTCAAGAGTCTGGCATCGGCCCTGGACCAGACCGAGTACATGTCAGACGTGGAGAAGGAAATACAGGAGTCGCTGAACCTGGACTTGGACCCTCGAACAGCAGAGTCCCTGCAGAAACTACAGTCCCTGGCGGACTCTACACCACTCCCACTTCCATCACTTTCCCTACATACTCCACCAGCCCTAGCCCCGAAGCCGTCGCCGGTGGAGAAGGTGGACCACCGGACGACACGCAAGCTGACGACTCAGCAGAAGGAGAAGATGCGTCTGGGCAAGCTGAAAGCCAAAGCCAGCAAGGAGGAGGGGAGGAAGAACCTGGAGGAATCGGCCCCGGAGCAGGTCTCCACATCACCAAGCCCCCCTCCACTAAAGCTGCCAGGGACCATCTTAGAGGAATTGCCAGAGAGCATGACCGGAGTGGAAGGGCCCCCTCCGCCGCTGACTTTATTGGAGCCGGAGGTCCCTGAACAACCCTCTACCGGTCCAATAGATAAGCAGCTTGAGGCCTTCAAGGAGTACCTAAATACAGAGTATGGCCCTCACGGTGTGGAAATGCAGCTCCGAGCCGCCTTCAGTGGTCAGTTTGCTCCTCTGCCCCCTCCTCACCGCTGGCAAATCTCCAACCACCTGGACATTAGCCGACTGGTGTGGGAGCAGCTACAGGCCGACGCTTTCATCGACGATATATGGCCCTCTATCAAGCTCCTCCTGGGAAACGATATTCTGAACCGCGAGTGGGCAGCCCGTGTAGCCACGATCCTGTCCCTCTTTAACCTCATCAAAATTCTTCCAGTCGTAGTGGAAGGTCTCCGTGACGCCGAAGCCGAACAGGAGCGGTGGCGGAGACTACAGCAGCAGCAACAACAACAACAGCAGCAGGAGGAAGAGGAAGGAGAACAGAATGGCAACAGTAAGTTTAGGACTCCAGCGGCTCATAAACGGCAACTGGCAGATAGTGGATGAGAGCGATGATAGCGCCCCGCTGATTACATTTTCTAATGAGTGTAATGACCCAGAAGTAGTAAAACAGTGCTTTATCACTGCTCTTAATTACTTTACTTATCCTATATTGGATAAGATTCTTATACCAACAGTAACAATGAATCGGCCTGGTTGAATTTTGTGGCTCACTTTCGGCGATATATGAGCTACAAACAGATTTGTGGATAACTGATGATCCACAAAAAGCAAAGGTACAAGGCCGAGCAAGCACAGAAAGAATAATAAATGAGTGACACCAACAAATCTCAGGCACGAGAAGAGCTAAAGGACTATTTCAAGTTCGCTAAGGAGCTAAAGCTGGAGGAACAGTATTTGAAGGAGCTTGAGGAGCTTGAGAAACTCAGGAAGTCCGTGCAAAGTTACCGCATACAATGTGTAGCCGCCATGCGGGCCGGGACACTGGGCCTCTGCAAGAGTGTCATTAAACACGCGATGGAAGACGACCAGAAAATCTGGAGATGATCCATAAGCTGGAAGGTGAAGAATGGATAAAATGGAAAAAATGAAAATAGAGCTTATACTTGCTCAGAATATGAACTTCCTTATGAGAGAGGAACTTATGCGGGCAAACACCAAAATTGTAAGGCTGCGGGAAGAATTGAAAGAAATCAAGGAAAAAATAAAAGAGGCAAGTAGCAAAGAAAAGGAAAAGGCTACAAACTCCTGTTATTTTCCTTTTCCAACGGCTACAGAGATTATGATTAGTATTGACCGGGTAATAAAAGGAGACTAACCCGTAGCTATACCAAATCCCTATTACCCTCTGCCACCTGATTACGCTACCTTGAACCCGGAAGCACAGAAACAGGCAAGGCTGGCAGTGTTGTGTGACCACTCTTCTCCACGGCGGCTCGTGGAAGCTTGGAGTTTGTTCAGAAACCTGTACCTCCGACCACGGGGTGACGCCTTCTATGAGGGCGGCTTCTATCCCTCTCCTCCCTTCCACCACCAGATGATATATGACCTTGGAGACTGGGCCCGAAACGCCCAAGCAGCTCCACGCGGGTTTGGTAAATCTGTAGTCATTGGCTGTGAAATACCACTGCTCCTGTCTCTCACCAGACCCTACTACAGTATCACTCTTGCTATGGCCACGGACCGCCTCATCCAAAATCGGTTCGACAAGTTGATGCGTGAATATACGGAGAATTCCCAAATCCTTGCAGATTTCGGCGAGATGAAACCCAGGCGGGGAGCCGCCATTTGGAACCACAATTATCTGCAACTCAACAACGGCGCCGCTGTTCAGGGTTTCAGCATCATGGGCCGCAAGCGTGGTGCTCGCCCCCAGCTCTTTATTATGGACGATCCTGAGTTTGACGCCGACCTATCTGCAGGGGCCTCGGACTCTCAGTATCTAATCACCGAGAAATATGAGTACATCCTGTTCCGCCAGATAATCCCGATGCTCACCCAAGGCTCGTCGATGTTCTGGATTGGAACGATGATTAACCGCCGTTGCCTTTTGTACCGTGCCTGTGAGGGGGAAGACCCGCGTTTCAAAAACTGGATGCGTCGTGTTTATGCGGCCTTGGGCCCGGACCCCAGAAACCCGGGTAAAACTGTAATTCTCTGGCCTGGTATGTGGACCCAGGAGTTTCTTGACGCACGCAAGGAAGAAATAGGCTCCTCATCCTTCTCGTCGGAGTACCTCAACAAGCCCTTGACCGACGAAACCCGTCTCCTCCAGGTAAACCCCGACCTTAACGAATACAACATAGCTGAATTCCGCTCTATCCCTCCTCACGAGATGGACCACCTGATAACAAGCAAGGCTGAGGTAACCTGGAAGGAACGTGTATTTACCAAGGAGAAGGAATCCTACGAGCTGGTGGACAAGAAGGGGGCAATATCAGCAGTCTTCGGTCCGATGTATAAAGTCGCCCTTGTAGATACGGCCTCCGGTTTGGCAGGCAGGAACGATTACCGTGCTATTGGTATCTGCGGCTACGACCACAACAACTGCCTATGGGTGCTGGACCTCTGGCTGGGAAAAGTCAGGGACCACGTTTTCTACTCGAAAATCTACGAGATGGCTGTCAAGTGGATGGTCCGCACCATCGGCATAGAAGCTTGCGGGACACAAGGCAACCTGGTCGATTCTATGGAAGAGTATGTCAACAACATCAAGGAAAAGGCCCTTGCCGCCGGTCGTGAGCTTGGGGGGGCCTGGCTGCCGAGAGTAGTTCCGATACGCTACCCCCAACGCCAGTCCAAGGGGGAGCGTATAGCCGGTCTCGAATGGAGGTTCCAGTCGGGCCGGATCAAGTACCCGGCCCACCGTGCCCAGGAATGGCCTTTCTCAGCTCTCTACGAGCAGACCGAGAACTTCACCAAGGACCTGGCCTTACTGACTCACGACGACGCCATCGACACCATCGCCATGTCCAACTACCTGATTCACACCAAGGGCCGTGCCCAGACCGCCGCTCCGGTCAGGCGGACCCTGGTAGATCAAATCAGACGCGACGAGCCCCTGGTGCCCGGACTACCCCTGCTTAGCGGCATATCAGCCTCACAGCTTACGGGCGAAGAGCTTGCCGCCATCATCCAGACCGCCATTGATAACTCCCTCCTAAGAGAGTTTGAAAATACCAGGCCCCCTGCAAATGTCGTCGGGTAGCCTATTGCAAAAACCAAAAGATATGTTAAAATACAAAGGAGATTGAAATGAATGAACTAACGACAACAATAGCTCTTGGGGCCTTGTCCATAGTTTGCTTCGTGATGGTCTTGAAACTATTCCGTGTGCTTAGCAATTATGACAACCAGCTGCAACGCGCCACCAAGGAATATGGAAACCTGGTCCGTGACTTCGCCGCCTACGCAGCCACTGAGAAAGAGAATTATCCGGGGGCCCGTATGATGGTGAACGCTGCCAACAGGGAGAGGATACTGGCAGACATAGAAAAAGGGACAGATTCCCTGAAAGAACACCCGGAGCCGGAATCCGAACCGAATGGTTATACTTTAGTTCAACGAGGGTAGTAGCCCATGAATGACCTGATTATCCCAACGGACACAGCACAGGCCGAAGACACGATACGATTCTTGCTTGGAGAGGGCAAGCGTAAGCAGAACCCCTCATCCATCCGCTGGTGGATTTCCAGGTGGTACATGCGGGGCGTCCGAAACTTCAAGAACGTCAATTACCGAGAGGGCTCTATCCAGATTTCCTACATGAATGAGAGGGGCGTGCTGGAATTCATGTATGAGGAGATTGTCGCCAAGTACCAATCCCAGCTCGGTCGCTTGATGGGCCTGAATCTCTACCCGGCTGTAACTAAGGAAGGCATCAGCCTGGACGGTATGCGTAAGGCCAGTGTAGCTCAGGTCGTGCTACAGTCCGTCTTCCCCCGACCCAAAGTCACCAACCTGCAGCTGGAATTCTTCAAAGTCCTGCTGTTGTACGGCACCGCTGCTCTTATTCCGTGGGCCATAGACGAAGACCGAATTGGTATAGACGTAGTTCCCCCCTGGGAAATTATACCACTGCCTATAGATGTGGACAGCACTCACAAAGCTATGGGAATCCTCCGCCGAAAACTAGTGCCCCTGCAGTGGTTGATGGGTTTACCAAACACCCCCGACTCACGCTCCCAGGTTTGGAGCAAGATGGAAACCACCGAGGTTCCTGTAGGAATGATACCTGCAGGGGCTGATGACGATTCTAGGGGAGGAGTCATAACTGGTATAGGTAGTTCCGCCATTACCACAGACTTGGATAATACTCCTCCGAACTCCGGGAAGAATCGCAGGCTGGGCAGCAAGAAGGGCGACCAGCGTAGGATTAAGGCGGTGGAGGTGGCCGAGATATGGACCAGGACCAAGGACAGTTATCTTGAGGAGCATATACTGAGTGCCGGTGGGAAGATAGTGACCAGAGACAACTATAAGCTGGACAGACGACCGTTTCCCATACAGGTGGTTTCAGATATAGATATTGGAAGTTTCTGGGGACGCTCCTACGTGGATACCTTGATTCCGATGAACTGCGAGATGGAGGCTGCCATAGCCAGACAGTTCCAGAACGCTAAGGAGTGGGACCTCTACGGTATTTTCTACGAGCCTACCACCTCCGGTGTCCCGGCCAGTATTATTCGTGGGCGTGATGGGCTGAAGCGTGCGAGATATGAGCCTGACCCCGTCACACCGGAGGCCAAGCCCTACAATATAAACCCAAAGACATCCGGTACGCTCCCTGTACAGCTCATCCAAATGGGTGCAGCTATTCAAGACCGGATTGCCAACCAGCCCAAGGAGCTTATGGGTGGGGATGCTCCAGGCCGTGTAGATTCGTCTGCCGGTCTGGGCTTCTTGTTCGAGACCTCCAGCGTTCCGTTGACTCCGACCGCCAAGGCTTGTGCCCAGGCGTTCAGCGAGTGCTACCGGGTGGTGCTGGATATTGCCAAGAGGATGTGGGGAGATTCCAAGGTTATAGATATTACCAACCTGGACGATACACTTTCCGGTATCCAGCTTGAGTCGGGCACCGGCAAGATGACTCTTACACAGAACTCCATACCCCATCCCGATGAGGTTGTGGTTAGTGTAGAGTCTGCTATCCCCCGTTCCAAGGAACAGCGTAAGATGGAGATAACCTCTGCTCTGGAGAAGGGGATTATTACTCTTACAGAATACAATATCCTGGTGAGGAAGGAAGCTCTTGAACTTCCGGTTGGCAATGAGGTGGAGTGGCAGAACTACCGAAGAGCGATGCTGGAAAATCTGGTACTTTTTAACGACGGGCAGACTCCGGGCAAAATCATATTTTCAGACAGGGACCAGCATAAAGTTCACATGATGGTGCTTGACGCATTTATGGCCCGTCCAGAGTTTTTCCTGGCAGCCCCTGCAGTGAGGGATGCTTTCGTATCACACAGGGAGGAGCACATGGATGGGATGGGCATGTTGCCGGAAGGTATGCCAAAACCGGAAGAGGCCGCGGAGGGTGCAGTGGGGAGTATAGAAGCGATGCAAAAAATGATGATGGGCGGGGCCCCTAACGTAGGTGCTTCTCCGCAGTTTTAGTACCCCAATCCAAGCCTACGGGCCGAAAGGAGCTAGACAATGAATTTGCAAGAGCTAATGAAACTTGGTTTATGGAGGTCTGGAATTACATATGTATTTGAGAAAGATGACGGAGGCGACACAGGAGGAGCAGCCGGGGGAGGTGGGAAGGAAGATGACAGCGGCGGAAAAGGAGGCTCTGGTGGCGGAGATGGACAGGGCTCTGGCGGTGGAGGAGGAGGGGG